CATTTGAAATCGAAACAACTGTTTCGGGAATAGCTACGGGAATGCACTCAGCGCTGTCCTCTTGGGTAAACATTACGGGATCTGGCGCTATGGGTGCAAATATAGTAAGCGCACAGCAAAATGGTATTTATGCTGATGCGGGGTCTAATACCGGCTCAATCGTAATCTTCGGTATGAGGGCACATGCGATACTAAATGATGCTCCCACTGTACTCGCTCCTTTCTCACTAAACACTTCTAACAGAGAAATTACTGGTTTGTTTGAAATGGCGGCTAACCCCGATGTTGGTTATCGTGCAGATGCGGGAACTTCAGGGGCTAAAGTCGGTGATGTCCCGTTATTCTGCGACAATAACGGACAGCAATACTTTGTCCGCATCTACAGCGCAAGAGGTTAAACTTCAGGCTTCCGGGGCTGTGCCTTAAACAGCCCCCTTTCCTTTTCAGGAGGTGACTATGGCAAAGATTGAAATTAAAAACGATACAGCCATCATTGACGATGGTGATACATTTCTCGGCAAGTTGATGGCTGGATGCGAAGGCAAAATCATAATTCGTTCGCCTTATATCAAGGGCGGGCAAAGGGAAATCAAATCTGTCAAAGACAAAAATGGCAAAGAACTGAAACTTGGTACACATGAAAAGAAATCCAAATAAATTCAAAGAAAGGAGAGTGACACACATGGTACTAGGCGTATTCGACAGGTTAATTTTGTTGAATATCTTACCAAAGGAGGGCGATTTTCTCACGTTGAAGATCGTCCGCAAGCTCAGGGAGGACTTGAGCTTCACTGAGGAGGAACACAAAGCCCTTCAATTTGTCCAGGAAGAGGGTAATATCAAGTGGCAGACCGGAGCCGATACACCGAAGGAAATCACTATCGGGGAAAAGGCCACTGACTTAATCGTGTCTACCCTCAAGAAACTTAACACTGACAAAAAGCTCAGTGAGCAACATTTCTCGATCTATGAAAAGTTTGTTGGAGACTAAGCCTGCATCGGCAGGTCATTCTCCTTTGGCCTGTCCTAGTGTCATTCTAAACTATCGGGCTACGTGGCAATAAGTTACGTGATGCGAAATTCAGTCCGAGCTAGGACAGACTTTTATTAACCTAATGGAGGTTTAAAAATGAAAGCACGTTATATTGATAATACAATTATTTCTAAAGGCTCCCGCGAGGCTGACTGGTTATTTGGAACTCCGGTTTTACAATGGGCTAACTCTGGGCTGGCCGGCTGGAGTAAGACGAATTCTCTAAGTCAGAATCAGAAAGGTACTGGATGGACGGTTGACCTTTACGGCGGCGCCCAGTCAGGTGACGATTGGGCTTCCTGTTATATTCCTGTCAATGAGCTTCCTGTCCCTCAGTTTACCGCTGCACAGTGGTCATGGTATCAGACGAACGCCGAATCAATGGGGCTTGGTATAGTAATCTGGGCACACGATCCTGCGGACTTTGACAAACGGGCTGAGATAACCCAACTCGGCGGCGTGGCAGGGCTTGAACACGCTTCAGGCTGGAACGCGCATGAATTTGACTCCACAGACGCGGGAATGTTCTTTTATGGTGAGAATACCACAGGGACAGCCCTAACCGCTGGCACTCAATATACCTGGGCACAGTTCCAAGCTGATACACTTTTCAAAGGATGGTCTATTTACCGTGTTTCGTTTGATTGGGGATGGGAAGCATCAGGAACGTTTGAATCTGCTTATCTTGCCGAAGTAAAACTCAACGGCTTTTATATTCCTTTTATACCGCGCCCAGGCGAGAGGGCTGGCTTTGAGACTAAAACAGTTTACAAGGCAACTGCCAGTGATTCGTCTACGGTTGCCACTATCATTACCCCTGTATCAGGTCATAGGGTGAAAATTCATTCGATCTTTATGAATACGGCATCGAATACGGCTGCGCAATTCGAGGTTTACTTTGACACCGGGGCCAACATAGCGGCTGATACCACTAAAGCTATTGCTGCGTGTACGTTAGACACCGATACACAGGCTTTTGAGACGGTCCAGTTCGGTGAGGATGGCCCAATCGGGGTTGTTGACGACGTGGTATCGATCAGGACTTCAACCAATATCACGACTAACGGAAACTTTACCATCGTTTACCACGAGGAGTAATAATGGGATTTGAAACTCTCAAGAATATCATCGAATTTAATAAGAAACAGCCGAGCATTGAAGATGAATGCCTGGGCAAGAACGAATGCCCAGACTGTGCGTGGCCTTTGAAAGTAAATTCGGCAGGCGTTAAAGCGTGTCCGATCTGTGAGAGGATTTGGCAATGAATTGTTACGCGTCGATAGCTGATCTTAAAACTTCCCTCGCTGTCACGTCTACCACTGATGACGTTGTAATGCGGAAGATTATTGACTCGGCCTCAAGGATGATTGACCGCTATACAGGCCGTTCATTTGGTGTAAAGAGCGAGACAAGATACTTTGACTCAGCAGGGGCGCGCCTATGGATACCTGATCTTCTCTCCGTGACCACGCTCAAAACCGATGAGGACAGTGATCTTGATTATGACAACACTTATGCGGCAACGGATTATATTCTCTATCCCTTGAATACCTATCCTAAATATTATATTGAGGTAAGCGATGACGGTGATTACTCAGGCTTCGGCGCCGGGAGAAAGTCTGTCCAGCTCGCCGGGCTTTGGGGATACGGTGACGGCATAAGTGCAACGCCTTATTTAATCGACACGACATTAAGCGCAGCTATTACAACGACCTCGGCTGTAACTTGCACGGTGACATCTGTAACCAATTTGAGCGCAGGCCAGACTCTCTTGGTTGAATCTGAGCAGATGTTTATTGAGAGTATCTCCTCCACAACCTTGACGGTTATTCGAGGAGTGAACGGAACTACAGCAGCAACACACGTTATCTCAACGTCACTCTATATCTATCAGTATCCTTATGACGTGTGGCAGGCTTGTCTCGCTCTGGCCTCGGCTATCTATCAAAATCGCAACAAGCAGGGTATCTCAAGTGAGCGCCTGGGAGACTATTCTTACTCACTGAATAAAGAGCAGGTCAACACGATCTGTAATGACTACATTTCAAGCTACAAAATAGCGAGGGTTTAATGAGCTTCACGAGTCTTTTAATCGATACCTTTACTCCCCAGACTGTAACCAGGACAGCCGATAACGTGGGGAACTATACAGAATCATGGGCGAATGGGACTGCTTTTAAAGGACGTTTGTCTATTTTGTCGGCTTCTGAGGGTATGGCTGCTGATAAGGTGACGGTGTATGCGACACATAAATTATATTGCGATGCTTCCGTGACATTATCCGAAGCGGACCGTGTGACTTTCGGCTCTCGGACTTTCGAAGTCCGCACGGTCCAGCAACCATCCGCACTTTCAACCGGGATCGGGCATTTGGAAGCACTATTACTTGAGGTGGACTAATGGCTATCACTACTAAAATCGAATGGTTTGGAGAAGATCGTAAAAAGGAAATCGAAGCCAAACTCGAAAAGAATATGCTCAAGGCTTGCTTACTCGTTGAAAGAGATGCTAAGAAAAATGCTCCGGTTGACACCGGACGCTTGAGGGCTTCAATAACCCACGAACTCGAAACCGAAAAAGACGAATTAATCGGAATCGTAGGGACGAACGTTGTCTATGCTAAATATCAGGAATTCGGGACTTATAAGATGGCAGCGCATCCATTCTTGTTCCCGGCTCTCGAATCCAACCGAGAGAAAATTAAGGAACTATTAAAGGAATGAGCAGCGAAGCTTTCACAACAGGATTTTACAACAAGTTGATCGGCGGGGCTACGCTCCAGACTAAACTCGGAGGCGGGGCAGATAAGAAAATCTACAACACAATCGCACGCCAAAATTCGTCATTGCCTTATTTGGTATTTGGACTTTTAACAGACGTTCCAATGGGGACGTTTGAAAGTCAGTCAATCATCGAGGATATGACCTTCTATATTAACGCGTTCAGCTCAACAGGGATTGAAAACCTCATGGAGATCGTAGACCTGGTTGAGGCTTTAATGGACAACGCTACTCTGACTATATCTGGATATACGGCAATGAAATGTGTCCGTGAATATGTCGGGAGCGTGATATTTGATGATAACAATAAGGTGTACCAAATACCGATGAGATATCGCGTAATGGCCTCACTCTAGGAGTAACTATGGCAGTTAAGAAAGCAAAGAACACAGCTATATTGAACGATGACAAAGTTGTACAGAAAATCGTACAGAAAGCACAGGTTCTTGAACTTCCGAACTCGGATTATATCAATACAGGATTAAATCTCTCAGGCATTCGAGGATACAACCTTAAATCAATCACGATTATAAAAGGCCGTAATACGGTCATAGAAATATTTAAGGATTAGCCCCAGCGGGCTTTTGCTCCAAGTTTTCCGCCTCTTCTGCAACTTTCTTTAGTCGTGGGAATACCACCTCGTTTTTTAACTTCGAGACTTCGATGTTTACTCTTGGTTAATGCTACTAGGTTCTCAATTCGGTTATCGTCTTTAATACCATTGATATGGTGAACATCTTCATTTGATCTAAGAGGACGATTAGCCATCTCCCAAATATAACGATGTTCAAGTACATAGCCATCTTTATTAGCATCGCGATGATCAGGAACTGAAATTAAAATGTACCCCGATCCATTTTTGCATCGTCCACCTTTCCATTTATGGCTTTGTGGACCTCTTTTAACGGGATTGTGATTAGGTAAATAGAATTTACCGTCTTTAGCACGTTGATAACGTGTACCGCCACCAGGTTTATATTCGGTCACTATCGCCCCACAACCACATGCACAAGGAATACCGCCAGGCGGCACACGGCGAGATGAATATCGAATATTCAAATGCGGTCCTCTGGGTGTGTTATGTCCCTTTATAAATCTAGGGGGATGTGATTCATGCCATTTGGAATAGGGGATTTCTTTGTTACAACCGCATTGACAAATAAACATTTCTTACACTCCTGAAATAAGTATATCAGGAGTGTATTCAATAGTAAAGTATCAACATTGGAGGTGTTAATATGGCGCACCTTAGCGGCAAAGCAGGTTATGTCGACACAGGATCGACTGTAGCAGGGATAAAATCATGGACTCTTGATTATACCTCGGACGCTCTTGAAACGACAGACTTCGGGGATGCCGGAGTCAAATCATACATTGTAGGGTGTTCTGGCTGGTCCGGAACGTTCGAGGGATATAAAGACGGTGTACCTCAATCACTGGCCGGGGCTTCCGTGACCTTGAAACTCTATGAAGACAATACTTACTTCTGGACAGGGACGGCTTTCATAACCGGAGTACATGCCAATACCGCCCATGATGGAATAGTCTCATATTCTTATGACTATCAAGGATCCGGCGCTCTTACTGTTCCGCTAGGGTAGGTGAGATATGGCGCATTTAGCAGGAAAAGCAGGCAACGTTTACTCTACAAAAACCCTAATAGATGACTGTGAAGATGTATGGGTGCAAGGTTCGGCGGCGACTACAGTCAGCGTCACAACCGGCAAGGTAGGGACGTATTGCGTAAGGGGCACGACTGTATCCCTCGGCGCTACGACTTTAATGATGTATGAGGACATCTCCTCAAAGGATATTTCGTCTTATGACGCAATCTATTGCTGG